TCCTTGGATATGCGCTTATACTTGGCGGCATGGTTGATGGCGGCCACGAGGACACCCAGCTCACGGCGTATTGTACCATCGCCAGATCGGCGCCCCAGAACGCCAGCGCGCCTTAGCTGGTTGTACTTCAGCACATGGTCCGGCCCTATCTCTTGCGGGCGCAGCGCGCCGAAGTGATGGCGCAGCTTGACCAGACAATATTTTGCCGTGCCCTTTGATGACAGGTTCTGGTTGACATGCTCTTCCTCGTAATCGTCAAGGATAATGCTAACCGTCAGGCTGCCGGGGGCGTCCTTGTCCAGCCGCGCCTTTAGTGTGATGAAATGAACGAGGATAGCTTCAGCTCGTTCACGATCTTTCGTGCGTGTTGACTTGCGTCGAGATCTTGGCTCGCCGTCTGGGCCTTTCTCTGTCCAGCAGATCTCATAGATCCCGCCGTCTTTCTTTCTGATATATGCAACTGACATCCGAACCTCTTTATTTTAAGAACATCTTTCAGGCTCAGCTTAACCGCTTTGCCAACTTTCACTTCGTCAATTTTGCCGATTGATCGTAGCCTGTCGATGCTACGTGTCGATATTTGCAACATTTCTGCCGCACGCTTGCGCGATACCCATGTCATGTGGCCTTCCTATTCTGTGAGTATTGAAATTACTCTGGCTGCTATCGCCGCTTCGACGCGCTTGTTAATGCGCAGAAAGACATGCCGATCATCACCGTCTATCTGGATCATTTCTATTGCGTGGCCGTCATTGTCGGCGGCCTGCGATGTCGCGCTTAGCACGTCATCCAGGTCAACATTCAGCGCCCGAACAATCTTATAAAAGTTCTGAAAGCGGGGCTTACGCTTGCCGCTTATGTAGTACGAAATAAGATCACGCGAGATATTGGACTTGCGAGATACCTGTGACTGATTGTAGCCAGATGTCATCACCATGCGACGAATTATCCGCGCGCAGTCTTCCGTGGGAAGCTCGTCCCACGCTTCAGCATATGGGATGTTCTCTTTAGCAATCGGTTCTGCTGATGTAGCCATTTTCAAGGTGCCCTTTTTTTATGCACATGTTACCAACCTACACTTTGTCGGGGGTAAGGCAAGCAAAAATACCTACAATTTGTCGTTTTTTGGGGTTGCGCAACCGACACATCGTCGGTACTGTTGACAATGTTGACCAACAACACCAACAGAAACGAAACTCATGATCACCTTTGACGTACATAAACTTGTAAAGGATATGGGCGGACGCTCCGCCCTGATGCACGGCTTGAACAAAAACAAGCTCACGCAAAACGTAACCCTGAAGACAATCGACAAGTGGCATGAGCGCGGCATTGTTCCAATGCAGCGGTTCATGGACATCTTTGTTCTCTTCAGCTTGGAGCATAACAAAGACCTGAGCTTCAAAGACTATCTAACTACCCGGCCCTCAGACCAACAGGGCTAATCCCCACAAAACCAACAGAGGAAACCCTCATGAACGAACCCGCGACGGTTATTGATGATCCGTACAAAAACATCCCCGTAGCAGACCTTTATAGGCTGCTCCGTGTTGAAGAAGAGCGCGCCACCGAGGCGGCCGCCTGCAAGAAGGGCATTATTGACGAGCTGTATCGCCGTTACCAAGCCCCGCTCAACGAAGCGTATTCCCGCAAGGGAGTGCCGGAAGGATCTGTCACTCTCGACATTGGCGATGGGCTGAGACTGAAGGCGGATCGCAAGAAGGCCGTCAAATGGGATACGGCAAAACTTATGGACGCAATGAAGACGCTGCCATGGGATCAGGCCCAGCAAGTCTTTAAGATCACGGTAGCTGTACCGGAAAAAAATTACAGCTCAATGGCATCCCTCAACCCTGACCTGTATCAGGCTGTCACAGCGGCCCGGACAACAGAGGTTCGCCCCGCAACCATTAAAATCGAAGAAGTGGAATAGCACATTGGCCTTGATTACAACCGCAGATCAGCGTATGGCAAAGCGTCCAAAAGTCAATATCGCACTTTTTGGACCCCCCGGCGCTGGCAAAACCTTCCAGGCCGGGACGCTGCCTGAAGACGACACGCTGTTTGTTGATCTTGAGGCTGGCATGCTCTCAATCGAGGGCTGGAAAGGCGACAGCATCAACATTCGTGAAAAATCGAATGAGCTTGGCTGTCATCCGTGGGAGCTGGCCCGCGGCATTGCCTGCTTGCTGGCTGGCCCTGATCCATCAGTGCCCGATGACAACCCATACAGCCGCTTTATGTATGAGCGCTACGCCGAGAACATTTGCCACCCAGACGATCTGGCAAAATACAGCACGATCTTCGTTGATAGCATCACGGTTGCCAGCCGCATGGCGTTTAGCTGGGCAAAGAAGCAGCCGGAAGCCTTCAGCGAAAAGACAGGGAAACCAGACAACCGTGGCGCCTATGGCACGCTTGGTCAGGAAATGGTCACATGGCTGACCCAGCTGCAACATATTCCTGAGAAGAGTATCGTTGTGGTTGGAATTCTTGAAAACATTGTGGACGAATTTAAACGGTCCACATGGCAGCCCCAGATTGAAGGTAGCAAGGCAGGACGTGAGCTGCCCGGGATCTTTGATCAGGTCATCACTCTGACGCTGTTTGATGTTGACCAGCACACACAAGAATTAGTGTTTGCCCCCGAAGCCGGCAAGCATCGTGTCATGGTGTGTCACCAGAACAATGGCTTCGGCCTTCCGGCAAAAGATCGCTCCACCAAGCTGGACAATCTGGAGCCGCCCAACCTTTACGCCCTGATGCAAAAGATCGCGTCAGGATCACGGCAAAATCAGGCTGTGCTGGGAATGCCTGATGCAACGCCACAACAACCCCAGCAACAAGCGGTGGCTCAGACACCTGAGACACAAACAGAAACGGCCTAATCGGCCACGACCAACTAACCAACAGAAGGAATTAAAGCTATGGACTTTTCAGGAGGTCATCAAAAAGACGGCTTCGGCATGATCCCCAACGGGCAGCTTGCTCACGGGCGGTTTGTGGTCGAAGACGCAGCCAAGGCCAGCCAAGCTGGCGGCCAGTACATCAAGGGCTATGTCCAGCTTGAGGGCAACGCCAAGTATGACGGACAGCGTGTCTATACCAACATCATGGACCCGTACTTTGAAGGCAATAGCGAGAAGGCCCGCGACATGGGCTTGGCCGCTATCTGCAAAATCCTTGAAACAGGGAACAACGCAGGCCCATCCAACCCCGCTGGCTATAACATCGACAACTACATGCAGCTCAGCGGTATGCGTGTTGCGGTGAAGATCAAGATTGTCCCGCCCAAGGACGGCTTTAGCGAGAAGAACGAGATTGCCGATTGGCTGTCTCCGAACCCGGAAAGCCACTCCAACAAGGACTACGTGAAGCTCACGTCTGGCATCGACAACGTGTCTGCCGTTGCTCAGCAGGGCGCTGCCCCTCAAGGCGGTGCGTTTGCTCAGCCGGCCGCAGCTCCTGCGCCAGCAGCTCAGGCCGCCGGTCCTTTTCCGCAGGGGCAGCAGCCGGCCCCGGCACAACAGGCGGCGCCTGCGCAGAATGCGGGGTTATCTTCCCCCCAGATGGCGTCTGCGCCGACTGCATCCCCTTCTAACCAGCCCGCAGGCGGTGCGCCTGGCTGGCTGGCTACCTGATTAAAGTGGGGGCGCTTGTTGTGGCGCCCCCATTCCACCACCATTAGAGGTTCAGAAAATTGGAAACAAAAGAAAAACATTTAGAGTGCCTTATTTTGTCCGCGATTGGGCAAGACCGGGAGGCCGCCGCATTCGCTCGCCTGACATTGCGCAATCGTTATGGCGTGAACATTGTCACAGCCGATCAGGCACGGGAGGCTGTCAATGCAGCTGCGTGATCGTCAGGTAAAGTTTAAGGACAAGTCCCTAAAGGCGCTGAAGGAAAAGGGCAACACCCTTGGCATCGCCCCAACCGGTGCAGGCAAGACGGTTATGCTGTCAGCCATTGCCGGGGATGACAGCTATCGGGACGCACGGCGTCTGGTGCTTCAGCACCGTGACGAGCTGGTGGCCCAGAACGAGACAACATACAAACAGGTCAACCCCAAGGGCGGAAGGACCAGCCGGTATGACGCACGGGTAAAGGATTGGAGCGGAAGCGCCGTCTTTGCGATGGTTCCAACGCTGGCCCGCAGCCTCGATAAGATGGAGCCGATGGATCTGATCGTCATTGACGAAGCACACCATTGCGCTGCCGGATCTTATCTTCGCCTTGTGGACCAAGCAAAAAAGCTAAACCCGGATGTGCATATCCTTGGGGTTACAGCCACACCCAACCGCGGTGACAAGAAGTCCCTGCAGCCAACCTTTGATAATGTCTCTGATCAAATCACCCTTGGCGAGCTGATCAAGGCGGGACATCTGGTGAAGCCCCGCACCTTTGTCGTAGACATCGGGGTGCGCGGCGAGCTGGAGGGCGTGAAGCGCCGGGCGGCTGACTTTGATATGGATGAAGTCGCCAAGATCATGGATAAGTCCGTCCTGAATGACAAGATCGTGGAAGAGTGGGAGCGGCTGGCCGGCAACAGGCAGACGGTTGTTTTCTGTAGCACGGTTGAACATGCAAACCATGTTTGCGAGGCGTTCAATAGCAAGGGCATTGTTGCTGCGGTTATCTCTGGCGATATGGGCAAGGCCGAGCGGCGAAAGACGCTGGAGGCATATGACCGTCAAGAAATACAGGTGCTTCTAAACTGCATGGTCCTGACCGAGGGGTGGGATAACCAGCCAACCAGCTGTGTAATTCTCCTGCGCCCGTCCAGCTTCAAGTCCACGATGATCCAGATGATCGGCCGCGGGCTGCGTAAGGTAAACCCAGAGCGCTATCCGGGGGTGGTAAAGGACAACTGCATTGTGCTGGACTTCGGCACAAGCCTGCTCATGCACGATGGCCTGGAAGAAATGGCCGACATCAACGCTCAAGGCACCATCGACTGCCCAGAGTGTGACGCAACCCTGCCCGCCGGTTCGTATGAGTGTGCCATTTGCGGCCACGAATTCCCCCGCGAAGAGGCAGAGACAAAAGACTGCCCTGTTTGCCACCTTGAACACCCCATCAATGCGTCATCATGCCGTGGGTGTGGGTATCTGTTCGTCGAAACCGGCGAGAAGGAGGTTCTTAAAGACATCGTTCTGACCGAGATTGACGTGATGAACGATAGCCCCTTTCGCTGGGAACCGATGTTCGGCGGCGTGGTAATGGTGGCGGCAGCGTTCGATGTCTGGGCCATGGTCGTAAACTATAATGGCCGATGGCATGCTGTTGGCAGGCAAGAGGGGCGTCATGTTGCCCACATTGCTGACTGTAATGACAGATTGTTGGCACTATCTACCGCTGATGACTACATGCGTATGTATGCCGATCAGGACGCCGGCAGTAAAACCCGTCGATGGATCAGTCTGGCCCCTACCCTCAAGCAAATAAAGATGCTGGAAAACTCGCCATACCCGCTCGCCAAGGGAGACACCCGCTATCGGGCTGCGTGCTTTATGACGTGGCGATTTAACGAAAAGGCAATCCAGAGAAAGCTGCTTCAGGTGTGCGGCAAGGCGGCGTGATGGCGAAGCCATGCGGACATTATTGCTGTGTTTGCGGGCGAGCGGCAAATCTTGGGCTTACCAGCCAAAGACACGGCCAGAAGGAAACCAAATGGTACTGCCCTGACCACTGGTGGGATCTGCCAGAAGCGATGGACGGTAATTACAGAAGAATTTTAGACGCAGGAGAAGACGATGGATTTCAGCAGGACAAGTAACAAGATCGCAGACACGACAGATCTATCAGATGCGTTCGCGCAGCTGCTGGACAAAACAATCGCAGAACATGCCGAGGCCGAGTATGCCAAGGGACGCGGATCTGGTGTGGGCGAGGTTGCCAAGAAGCGTATCGGTGCCGGGTATATCGGGACCGAGTGTACCCGTGAGCTGGCCTATCGCTTTCACAAATACCAGAAGGAGCCGTTTGACCCAGAGCGCGGATTTGTCAATCCCGGCGAGCTGAACCGTCATGCTCAGGTCGGCCACTGGACCGAAGAGAAAATGACCGAGTGGATGCAGATGTCCGGGTTTAATCTGGCTGTCCAGCGCGAGAACGGGCGTCAATTTAATTTCCTGACAGCGCACGACCCAGAAAGCGGTCAGGCCCAGCTGGCCGGTGAAGTCGATGGCGTGATCAGCGCCCCCTTCCCCGCAAAGGTGCAGCCATACATCCCGGCCGACTGTGATGTAATGCTTTGGGAAAGCAAGAAGGCCACGGCCAAGAAATACAACAAATTTAAAAAGGAGGGCGTGAAGAAGGCCGGAGCCGTTTACTACGCCCAGATGCAAACATGTATGGCCTACATGAACGTGAAGTATTGCCTCTTCACAATGATGAACATGGACAACATGAAGATCTATCCAGAGATCGTGGCATTCGACGCCAGCGCCGCACAGGAGCTGACCGATCGCGCTGTTCGCGTGATCCGCTCAGACAACCCTCAAGAGTTTCCGCGCATTGCCCGGGAAGAAACGGATTTCCGCTGCCGGTTTTGTGATTATTGGAACCAGTGCTGGGCGGATACGAGACA